TTGCGGTCGAGACGGAGGCATTGGGAGGGGCAATACCCCCGTCTCTTACCGCAGCTATAGGCGCCCGCTACGGCAACTTAAGCCGGAAGAAGTGTTGACTACTTCCGACGTTCAATCTCCGTCTTTTCCAGACGGCCGAGGCCGCTGCCAGCGCCAGCATCCATGTCCTTGTAAGAGCGATAGACGCGGCCACCAGCCTTGCGCCCCATCATCGGCCCCGGAGGCGGCATCTGCGGGGGAGGCATCGGCATGCCGCCGCCCATCTGAGGCATCGGCATCGGTGCAGCCGCAGGAGGCATCACAGGGGCCTGACGAGGCATGACAGCCGGGGCGGCACCAGGGCCACCCATGCCGCCCGGCATGCCAGACTGCCCCGCCGCGCCATCCATGGCAGGGCGACCCGTCGAGATGATGATGTTAACGTTCGTCTTGCCCTTGTTGGCGCGACCGCCCGTAGCGCGGGCCATGCGGCCACCATGCTGCGGACGCTCGCCGCCGATGTCGCCAATCTTGCCACCTTCGGCCTTGCCCATCCTGCCGCCGGAGCACTTGTGGCAACGGCAGCCGGCGCCATGGTCGGCCTTGCCGCCGTCCTTGCGCTTGGCAGCCGCTCGCTGAAGTTCGCGGAAACGGGCCACATCAGGCTCTTCCGAAGGCCGCGTGACCGAAGTTTGACGCGCGGGCACCGGCATTGCGCGGCCATAAATCAGATCACCGGGGTCGTTTACTTCACCGCCATCAGCCCGGCCACGCAGAAGCGCGTGGATCATCGCGGCTTCACGCTTCTTGATCTTGCGACCGGAGCGATTGGAGCTACCAATAGCCTGATTGACAGCGTCTTCATTGTAACGCGGCCCCATGTCAGGCTGCGGGCGAGGCATGCGACGCGCCGGAGGCATCGGCATGTTCTGTTCGTCAAAGATTTCGCCGCCATCAGCCCTGTGCTTGCGCATGGCCTTGTGGGCGCCTGCTTCGCCGCCATGCTTCTTGCCGGTCAGCGCGGCACCCTTGACCATCTTCCTGACCAGGGCGCGGTCGGCAACCACGTCGTCGTGCTTAGGCGCGCCGCCATGCTTGTAGGCACCAACATGCGCCGTGCCGCCAGACCGCTCCTCGTTGGCTTCCTTCTGGTTGCGGTTGATGTAGTTGTTGGGCGTCAGCGCCTTACCGCCGGCTTGGCGCGGCTTGCGACCAGCGTGCTGATGCGCCTGCTCACCCTCAACGTGCAGCACCTTGCCGCCACGCTTGAAGGCGCGCTTGGAGACGGGGCGCATGCCAGTCTTGGCGCCGCTGTTCACCATCTCCGGGGGCGTCCACGAGGAGGCGTCAACGTGCGCCTTCGGGTCGCCTGCGTCGCCCATACGCTTGGCCTTCGCCTTCATCGCCGCTCGCGCGGACTTGGCATGCTCAGACATTGGCAGAAGTCTCCACAGAGATTACGGGCGTCCCCGCTTGGGCTGCATGCCGTGCAGCGCGGTGTGACGAGTAAGGGACAGGGCGTGGTCAACGACGGAACCGCCACGTCGAAACATATTATGAAAATTGACACGGGGAATGTAAGGAGAATTGCCCATGGCCCTGGTTTCGCTACCAAGCCTTGTCGGATAATAGCCGACTTCTTCCGATTCTTTGTGCATATGCGAATTAGGGAACCAGCCAACCAGGTCTTCGTCGTGCGCAATATCAGACATCTTGTCCACTCCTTTTGAATACTGTAAGCGGGTTTCGCTTCTTTTGCTGCGCCCTGATTGTGTAAATCAGATTTTGCGGGATTCTGTCGCCATTTTCGTCTTTGACAAAATTGCCCTTTTTGTCTTTTGCAAAACCTGGATCATGCTTGACAAAGAATCCATTGGACTTTTGCGCGGCAGTTTCGTGGCCAAGGTTTTTGGCAATGTTTTTTAGAGCTACAATAACTCCGGCCTTGCCTTCATCTTGAATGTCAAGCGGACGGAAGTCGTGTTCATCACCGCTGACAACCTTATAATGCCTTCCAGTTTCTTCGTCATGAATCATGCGAGGAAACGCTTCACCGCTTTTGTGAGAAAATGCCATTGCGACATTTTCGCCTTGGTCAAGCCTATCACGAGACTTGTGCCAATTTTGGAATGGGTTTTCAACGCCAATTTCTGGCTGCGATACACCCGTAGAAGAATATGTGTAGTGATGGTTAGGGGCAATCGGGTCGTAATTCATCTTGGTGTAATCATAAAAAGCCACGTCTGGGTGGGCTTTAATGATTGGAGCAAAAACAGACGGGGGGATATCAGATAGCGTATTCAGGCGAACGCCAAGAAGATTCCCTCGCCTTGCGGCAGCAATCTTTTCGTGGTCAATGAGGTCATGCAAATATACGGCAAAACTTTCAGGGTCACGCATTAGGGCGTGCGTTCTTGCAAGAGCAGACATCCTTGGCTTGCCGCTCATGCCTTCCCTATCTTGTCTAGTCAGGGGGATTTGATCGGCCGCTTGCGTTGGGTCCATACTATAAGCATTAGACTTCTTGCCAATGCAACTATCACGGCAAGAGTCTGAGTTACCGCAAACTCGGAATTGGCCCTCTTTGAAATCAGGGAACAAAGACAACCCTAAAGTTTCAACGCCACGTCCATCTGAAATGGTTACAGGCTCTTTCCCAGATTGGGATTTTGCTGCTTTCATAAGTTTTCCGTTGGCAGTCAAAAGAGCATTCATTTTGCCCGTTTTGCTAGAGCCAAGAAACTCAGAAATGTTTTGCGCTGCCTGTCGTGCATTGGTGATCTTTTCTCCAGGCGACAGAGAAAGATGGTTGGAAATAGCCCTATTAAAAGCATCGGACATTGACTTAATAGTCACTTGCCCAGGATCAGTTAAATTTCTCGTTGCTTGCGACATAGGTGAAGGGACAGCGCCTTGCGGAGGCGTTACACCAAACGGTGCCTGCCTCTTGGAGGGCATGGATGCAGTGGCGGGCTCAGGAAGCTGGTTGTCTGTCTCACCACCATCCGCACGATGAATGCGGCTATCACCCATTGGCAGACCAATTTCTGCCATGGCCTGGGCGAGAGGATGGCTGTGGGCAGGGTCTTCAATGGCACCGCCGGTAGCAGCATGGCGCATGGCGTTGATAACGTCTTGGTGCGTCGTCTGTTTGTCGCCTCTTTCTAATCCAGGCATTCCTAAAGCCTTGAAGATCATAGCAACAGGATGCTCATTATCTCCATCAATCGCGCCGCCAGATGCGGCATGTTTCATTGCGTTGATTACGTCCTGGTGTGTTGTATCTGTGCCTCCAGCGGCGTCCCAAATTGTATGATGAGCCAACGCCTGATAATGCGGGGACAATTCCTTAGGAATAGATAGACCTAAAGCATTTTGACGATCAATGATGCGTTTCATTGCCTCGCCTTCGCGTTGGGATGCCGGAACACCTCCCCCAACGCCAATTAGAGAAGTAGCTTCATCATTTTTATTGGGAGTGTGAAGAACTAACTGGCGAGCATCGGGAACACTTTGATCCCCTCTGCCAAGCATTGAGCCCCAAAATCCCGATTTAGCAAAACCAACGCCATGAATATTGTTCTTTACCCAGTTTCGCCAATCCTCGGCCGAATGACGGCCTTCAAGGCTAGCAGCAATCATGTTGGATACAATTTTAGTGTGCGGCACCAAAGATTGAGCGGCCCAGGGCAATGCTTTTCCTTCGGCGTTATTTATTTTTCCAAATCCTCCAAATGATTTAAGGGCATGTGAAATTGCGCCATGGTCAACTATTCCTTGCTCCGCAGCATCTAAGTAACGCTTCCCAATTGGCGAAAGAAGCCATTCCCCCATAGCTCCTTCGGGGCGAATTTTATCATGAATTGGCCCTGGATAATCCGGCCAATTTTTCAAAATAGTTTGAGGGTTAACCGCTTGCCTCCCTTGGCTAGAAACAGTCATTAAATAAGATTTAATCAAATCTCGCGGAGATAATTGGTCATTTTTAGCTTTGTGCGCCATAACATTCATAAAGTCGCCGTAATTTGAGGCGGATTCAGATATCTTTTTGATGCCACCTAATTTTTGGCTAACTTCGTGCAAAGGGGTCCATGAGGCTCCCCAGCCAGGAGAGCGTTTTTCAATGTGCTGGAACGGAGTTTCTTTATACCCCGCCTCCCCCCCGTCTGCACGATGAATGCGACCACCACGGGCGGAACCGCCCCCAATTCCGCCAGCACCACCGCCGCCACTTGCATCCGGGTGCCAACGGTCCCCACTGCCATTCTGACCTTCCTCAAGAGGATTGTCTGGGAGATTGTAGGCGGACGCATTGAACGTCGGCGCGGCGATGGACGGGCCGATGTATTTCGACTCCAGAGGCTTACTTGACCCCGTGTAGGTGGTGGGGCGAGACGCCAATATGGCCGCCAGAGTGGCCTTGGACGGGGCGAGGTTCAGCGTTTCAGGTGACGGCAGGCCGGTGAAGGCGCCAGCAGCCGGGGCGAAGTTGATGGGGGCGCCAGTGGCCGAAGCAAGGCCAGCAGGACTACCGCCAAACGCATAGCCGCCACGGTTCGTCATCTTGAGGGCACGGTCGACAACGCTGCCGTGATCTCCCTCCACCCACGCATCAGGCGTCTGATGATAGACGGACATCCAATCATCATGCAGCTTGCTCGGCGCGATGCCATGCTTATGGCTAATGCGCTTCATAATGCCATCAATAGCGGCATACTGCGTGCGCCCCTTCATGCTTCGCAGTTCATCGCGATGCATCGTCAGGAGGTGCTTTAGTTCTGCAACGGCAGGATTGTGCGGCGTGTGCTTTGAGGTAGAAGCGTCGTTATCGGTGGCGCCTCCGGTTGCTTTTGCAATGTGAGGCGACTTCGAATCAAAATTACAATTGTTTCCAATGGCGGATTTAATTTGCGTCGGATGCTTTAACATAACAGCAAGACTGCCGTTCATAGATGAAGGAACCCAAGCATCATGTCCTGCCGCGCGTAACTGATCAAACCAGTCAGACTGAGCTTTCTTATAGTTTTGAGAGTTGGAAATGTGCTGAGGGCGATCACCAGTATATGGGTTTGAGGATTTCAAATATGCTGGAATGACGCGGCTTGCGGTGTTAGTTCGCTTGTATCCACCGCCTTCCCATACATGCCCTTGGCTATCATTTTCCATAGCATACATACTGGCTTCTTGCGGATCAGTCGTAAACCAAGCGCCATGTCGCCCTACATTGAATGAAGTAAAATCCTTATCTTTTGACGTGCCGGTATAATATGTTCGAGGCACACCATTGTCATGTAGCGCGCTGTCGCCAAACCATGTTTGGAAGTTAGGGTTGTCGGTGACATCTCCACCGCCAGCAAACGTCTTACGCGCCACGTAGAGCGCCGCACGGGCGGCCTTCTTGGGATCAGCGGTCACTGCACGCCTCCGGGAGCGCGAGGGTTACCCAGGCCGGGCAGAGGGCGTCGCCTGGAGGCGTCCAAAGCAGCCTGACGGGTCTGCACACTCTCAAACGACGGACGCACCAGAGGCTCTACCAGGGCGGCGCTGTAGGGATGCACAGCGAGGTTCTGGGCGAGGTCCACAAGCTGGATGCGTTCCTTGGCCAGCTTGTCGTCCAATTCAGCATCAACCTGTTCGCCGGCAATGCTGGCGGTGGTCTCGACCTTGTGCGCGTCAAGCTGCGCCTTGGCCACACCCAGGTGCGCGTCGGTCGTCAACTTCTGCATGCCCATCTGAATGTCGGCCTGCGTCTTCTGTGCCTTCGTCTGGGCGTCCAGCATGCGCGCCTGCGCCGTGATGTCCTTCGCCTTGGCGTCGGCCTGCATCTTCATCATCTCAGGCGGCGGCGCACCCTGCGCATTCGGCGGCGCCATGAACTGCGACGGATTGCTCCAGCCAATCGCCTGGAGAGCGGCAGTATCAACGGCAATCGGATCGTAGAGGCCCGGCTGGGCGGCCTGTAGCTGCTTCAGAGCCATGATCTTCATAAGGCGCTGCGCATGCGACGCGGTGTTTGGATCGGCCTGAGGGGTCAACTCATAGTTATTAAGGGCTTGCAGGAAGACTTGCTCATCCCACGGATAAGCCGGCGCCCTGTTCCTTTGCCAAAAGCTCTCAGGATTGTCGCGGAAACACTTAATAAGTAACCGGAACTCCTGCGCCTGAGCGGCATGCATGCGCTTGTGGACGCTGTTCAGAATCTTGGCGGCCTGCTCAATCATAGCCAACGTCGTGCCGACTGGCGCGTCAGGGCGGCCCTCACCCGTCTGCATCTCGGATACGCCGCCAAGGCGCTGCCCGGTCTGGGCGATGTTTTCAACCAACGACATCAGCGCAGGCGACGGGTCTTTGTAGGGCAGCGGCATGATCGCCTGATTGATCGGCAACCCGCCCGTCTTGACCAATGCGCCACCACCCGGCGGCACGCGGAAGATGTTGGTATTCTGGCGGGCGCCAACATCCGACATCAGGAAGCCGGGGAAGTTGGCATACATGCCGGCATCGAGCAGTTCACGCCACGCGGCTGTGATGGCGTTCGTCGTGTTGCCCAGAATATGCAGCAGACCAATATCGTAAAAACCAAAACCAGGAATGAAAGTATACTTGACGAACGTTTCCTTTGCTTCGGGCAGTTCGCTTTGGTCCTTGTCGTAATTCCTGGTGATAGAAAGAATGTTCTTGGACGATACATCAATCGTCACCCGATAAGGAATCTCAAGACCACTCTGCTTGCCCTTGTGCTTGTGTTCAAAGCCCAGAATATCAAGCTCGCAGTAGCACTCATAGATTTCGCGGTCACGATCCTCTGGTCGATGGGCGTCAATACTAATGCCTTCGACCTCTTTCTTTTCCAGGTCTAGCGAGTTTGTTTTGGATGCGCTGGGCGTGCTGAGGCTGATGTCTTGATAGACACCAAGGATTTGCAGGCGCTTAACTGTGCTAGGCTTCATATGCACGCGATGCGTAATACGCTTGGCGTTTGCAAGATCAGTGGCGGTATTGTTCACGATCAAATCGTTGGCGTCTACGGTTTCGCTCACCGGGCGATTGCGTAGAGGGCAGTAATACACCTTCTTAAACTGCGTCCCGCCAAAGCCAAGCATCAACAGCATGCGGTCAGTGTCGGGGTAGTATTCGCTGGCAGTCACGGTCAGGTAGTGGTTGAGGTCACGCTCAAGGGCGTC